AAATGAGACACTCTACCAACTGAGTTATTCTGGCAAGTTGACTTTTAGATCCCAGTAGAGTCATAACTACTTGTAACTAACGATTTACTTGAATTGTGCGCAGATCTTACGGTATGCTACCCGATGGTTTCGATTTAAGATTATCTAGAATAGTCTTAACAATATGGTAAGTAGTAGTTAAACTAATAACTACTACTTTAACTCATCTAGGAATAATGAGTATTAGAATCCTTTAATATATGAAAAGAATCTATCAAGGTTCTTATCATTATCACTAGGATCATTTTCTGTTCCTTTTAGCTCTTGAGCTATTAGGCGATGACTTGTATTCAAACATATGAACCAAGCCAGGCCAGAAGATATCTTACGATTATGTAACATTAAATGATTAACATCTAATGTTAATTCAATAAATTCGTCTTCTGTAAGTTTACGCTGCGGCTTTAAGTTCATCTTTCTTAATTACTTTTAAAGGTATTAATTTCTTATCGGCATCAAGTTCTTTGATGACTACTGATTCAAAAGATGTATCTTTGATATAAGAGTTAGCAATCTCTTTTGCTTTTACTATAGCTTCATCAAGGGTTCCTTTAAACGGATCTGTCTTAAAATCGTAGTATTCATCTGGTTTATCACTCGATTGTCTACGAACTGTAAGTTTCAGTTCTTTTACGTCTTTATCAACTATTTTCTCCATCTTTGCTTTTTTGGGTTTTAATGGCTTTTCAATAGGTAATAGAGGTAAGTTTTCTAAACGAACCTTACGTGCAGCTTCACGTTCTTCAAAACGTTTCTTTGCATCTTCGATAGACCAAGTATTTTCCTTCTTAATGAATACTGGTTTTAATACTCTTTTACGAGTATAAGAATTACCGTTAGCGGCAACTACTGTTTCAGTAACAGTACGTTCTTCACGTAATTTAGCTAAAGTTTCTTTAGCTTTAGTTGCAACTAGTGACCATTCAAGCTTATCATTCTTTTTCCAAGCCTTATTTACCGCATCATAAGTTTTTTGTGTATAACCACCAATAGCACGATTTTTAGCATCATGTTTGTTATACCACATAGCTTCTGCCATTTCCTTTGTAAATTCAGAGTTAAGCTTATTCTCCTCTATAATTCTAGAAATAAAAGTATCCTTTTTAGCTTGTAACTTCTTTGCTTTAGACGTACGATTATTAGTATAACGTACTTGTTTCTTAGTATACTTCTCTTCTGGAGATAAAGATGCTGGTTTTTCAACTGAAGTTTTTGGTATAGAAGATTGTAAAGGTTTTTGTGTCCTCATACGTAGAATATCCTCAGATGGCTTTGTGACTGATCCTAAGGCTTTCTCAGCGGCTTTTGTAGCTGGGATGATAGATTGGTCAGAAACTTGTCTAGACTCGTTAGAAACTGTTTGTTTTGCTATATTTTTTTTCATTTTGTTTTAATTATTAATTGATTTAACATTAAATTAACTATTTTGAGTAGTAGGAATACTCGTAGAAACCTGTGGAGAATCGAACTCCATTACATAAGACTGTAGAAGTTACTTATGGGTACTAACCTATGTACTACAGGCCCAGCAGCTAGGCTGCTAAATACATTAACGGACTAGATATATCTAGTTCTGCTTCTTCATTATAATCAGAAAGTTTCTTCTTTAGCTCAATTATTTTAAGCATAAGATTGTCACGAAGCTTTTTGATATATTGTGCAGTAAGTTCCTCTTTTTTATCAAGGTTCTTCTTTCCTTTTTTAGATTTTAAATTAACATCTAATGTAGGAATAAGGCCTAATTGAACATATTGTTCATTGGCCTCACAAAGTTCAAAGATAACTGGAAAGATTGAGTTTGCAGGAAGCTCAGATGCCTTCTTATAACCCATATTAATACACTGTGAATATAATTTCATTGTGACACGCTCTTTAGCAAGTTTCTCAATGAAGGTAAGAATACCTTTTAAATCATATTTACGCTGGTAACTCTTATCAACTACATTAGTTGATTTAAGAATTGTCCAATAATTAGTAATTTCTTTACTTAAGTTATCTCTTTTTGCGATTATTTCTGTTGATTTCATATATAAATTGATTTTTAACTGTTAATATTAAATTAATTTATAGAATTTGAAATAATCGTCTATTAGTTGTGGCACAACCCAAATCGAAAAGGGAACCTGTTCTTATTCTCCAGGTGTTAGGCTAATGCCCCCTTCTTAACTGTCATAACAGTATTATATGTGCCGTAATGTAAACAAGACTCTCATCCATCAGAGTCCTGTTTTATAGAAAAATATAATGAACTATCTATTAAAAAATTAATCTTTGATAACTAAACTTTTGTCCATCTAAAAGTATACTAGTTATTCTATTGTAAAAGTA